TACCATGATAGTATGGCTTTGCTTGTATCCACCTTGACGGGGTGCGTATACTTTCGCATGAACGCTTCTTCCGACATGGTGAAATAGGTTAAGCCTGTGGCCGTGGAACCGATGGCCCAGACTTTGCGATCTTCTCGCCTGTGGACGCAAGCTATGTGCCCGGCGAAGTCTCGATAAAATTTTAGCATGAGATCATTATAGCGCAAATTTGTGCCCACGTGTAAACTGTTACATTTTGTTACAATTTAGTGAGATTGGCTAGTGCCTTATCTTGCAGTTGCCCTATAAAGTCTACCCCAACAAGCCCGTCATACAGTGCCGCAAACAAGGCGCTTTGGGTTAGGTCCTTGCCACCCAGTATCATTTGTATTAGCTGGTCTATTGTCTTCTCAGCGATAAGGTGGTAAATGCGCACATGACTTGTCTGACCTTGGCGGTAGACCCGAGCAATCAGCTGGCTATACACCTCCAGGTTGTAGGTCTGTGAGAACCAACACACAGCGCTGCCTCCAGTTTGTAAGTTCAATCCGTGCGCGATCGCGTCGGACTGAGCACAAAGTAGTGGTGTGGTGCCGTCGTTCCATGCAGCTAGTACTTTGTCCAATGCGACACCTGACATCCCTCCACGAATGACGAGTGCACCTGGATGCCGCTCCAGCACGCGGTTTAGCTCGTGGGTGTAGTTGTAGGCTAGGAGCAATGGCTCGCCTGCCATCTCCTCTATGAGGTCGTCCAGCGCGTCTAGCTTTAGAGTGTGTATCTCTTCAGCTATACGACCGTCCTCGCCATCTACGTAGATGGCTCCACTTGCGAATTGGCGTAACTTCCCCGTTAAGACAGCTGCATTAGCTGCAGTGAGGGTCTTGCCTGCTAGCTCCATAATGGCTATAGTCTCTAGCTGACGGTATTGTCTAAGCAGGGCATCGGTCAATTGTACAGGCAGTTGGATATGCGAGATTGGCGGTAGCTTCAGCACCTCATCAGGATTGATGTACATAGCCAAGTCAGCCACTTTCCCATGAATCTGCGCAGCAGCTCGTGGGGAGATATGCCATGTCCACTTGTCATATGGGGTTTGGTGGAAGTACTTCAGCCTATAATGGGTAATGAACCGACCAAGACGGTAACCAAGGTCCAGTACATACACTTGCCCAAAGAGGTCGAGCAAGCCATTAGCTGCTGGCGTACCGGTTAGCCCCCAACGGAACTGAAATGTGGGGAGCAATGCCTTCAGAGACTTGAAGCGTTTGGTATTGGTGTGCTTGAGCTTGGTCAACTCGTCAGCCACGAGTATCTGGAACGTATGTTCTTGTGCCATCTGCTTGCAGGCCCAGTCCAACCCATCGTAGTTGAGGAGCACGACATCATAACGCGGATTCGCAAGTATCTCTGCCTTGTCAGGGCCGTGTGCAAGCCCAATGCGGAGGTTAGAGAACTGTAGCCATTTCCTTGCTTCGGCTCTCCAAGTGGCTTGCGCGACCCGTAGTGGTGCGAGGACTAGGGCCCTTGCAGGATACCCCATCTCCTTGAGCTTCAGTATGGCGGATAAGGTGATAGACGTCTTCCCCATACCCGGCACAAGGAACAGCGCACCCTCAGGATGTGTGAGCAGCCACTCCACCCCGCGGACTTGGTAGTCATGCGGCTTCCATTCAGGCGGTAGGAATAGTTCAGATTCGCTCATTGACTAACCTCTTGAACAAGGTGATGTTGTCCACCTCAAATGCCTCGTGGTGCATATCACGAAGGCTGCGGAGTATGTGCCGTTGGAGCAACGATAGTTGCCCGCCTGGTTTCTTGAACTCAACAAAGAAGTGACGCCCATTGGGTAGTAGTGCAATACGATCGGGCCAGCCTGTGAAGCCTTGTATCTTTATAAGCTTGCCTTTACATCCCTCGAGCCACATTCTGGATGCCTGCTCGATACTGGCTTCAGAAGTCACACGGACCTCCTGGTTTGCTATTAGAATACGTGCACCACTTACACTCCCTTGATGGCTCAGGCTTCCACACTTCATCTTGGAAGATCGGCGCGAAGTACATCTCATACTTCTTCCGCAGCTTGAGCAGATGCTCTTTGGTGTAGCGTTTGTCATAGACCTGCATGGTATCCAAGTACCAGAAGGCAGTCACAACGTCCTCGATCTCAGGGTAGATCGCGCTGCCACAGATGGCATAGAGCTCGATCTGCTCTGTGGAGGGAACACGGTACTTGCCTGACTTGAAGTCGATGATGGTCAGTACTCCATCAGCAATGAAGTGGGCATCGGACTTCGCCCGGAGCCATGTCGTTGGCTGAAACCAATCAGATAGTGGATTCCACTCCCTATCAAACCCCCACGACTGCTCGGTCTTACACTTCATTGCACGGAGGTCATCAAACGCGTCCTTCCATTGAGTCAGCTCCTCAGGCAAGACAGTGATCCAGCCGCGTAGGTAAGCCTCGCAACTATCATGCAGCTTGCTACCACGGTCCATTGCCGGTGACCCAGGTTGCGGGAGCTTGTCGAGGAATTGGTACTTGAACTTGCGTGGGCAAGTGCGGTAGGTGTCAAGCTTACTGAAGCCAATTGCATCTTTGAACTTAGTCATTACAATGCTCCAAAGTTATATCCACGTGCCTCGGTTGAGATGATGTGGTAGTCAAGAGTGTCGCCAAATGCGTTGGTCATTGCTTGATTGAGTAGATCAGACTCTTCGTCCTGATACTCCACAGGGCACTCAATCACAAGCTCGTCATGCACGGAGATTAGCAAGCGGCCGTGCTTTGTGTTCTCGCAGTACCATGCCATTGCCTGCTTAGTTTGATCCGCAGCTGAACCTTGAATCAAATAGTTGGTAAGCTTGTATTCAAAGGTCCGGACGCGACCTTCCATGAACTTGGCGGTCTCTACGTAGTACATCCGGCCACCGAGTGTCATTATAGGGCGATTCGCGCGGCCACGACTTTGCACGTCAGCTTGAAGGGCCTTGATTTCAGGCAATGCCTCAAGGTATGTTGCTTTGATACGAGTTGCCTCATCTATTGCGCAGTTTAGGGTCTCTGCGATTCGCCCTACACCTGCACCATACAACACGGCAAAGCCTAGTGTCTTGGCTACCTTCCGTGTGATCCCCGCAATGTCGGCAGCTATCATGTGGACGTCCGCCTCTGGCTCGTTTTGCAACCGTGCTAGTAAGTCACCACCTGCGAAGTGGGCAAGCAGTCGCATCTCCTGCCCGCTGAAGTCACGGGATATGAGGATATTGCCGTCATCGGGGATGATATACTTCCGTACTTGCGGCATTGGCGTTGTGGGGGTGTAGCCGATCGCCTCGAGCTGAGACAATAGCTTCTCCCATTCAGTTGGCACGTTTTGCAAATTGGGGGACGACGACAGTCGACCCGTACGTGCCCCAGTGTCTGAGTAGTTCCTGACCTGATTCCAATGTATGTACAACCGGTTTCCAGGATTCTTCTCGGCCGCCTCGAGCCATGGCTGCATGAAGGTGCGGATGCAAGTGGCGAGGGAGTTACGCACGAGCAAGCAGCCGAGTAGTTGGTTGTCAGCAATGGCTGCTATCAGACTGTCTTTGGCTACTGATCGCCGTCCGGTAGCGGTTGTGGCAAAGCCCTTCGACTTCCCTGCTGCCTCGATCGCATTGGCAAGGTCGTCATTGGAGTCAACGTCAACGTCAGCATCCAGTATAGTGCCGATCTCAGTATCAAGCCGATCTAACTCCCGGTAAGCGGCATTCAAATCCTTCTTGAGGGTGATGACGTCGATCCGCACCCCTTGCTGGTCCATCTTCAAGATATGTGGCATCAGCCGCAGCTCTTCACTGTAGGCTGTGACTCGCGTAGGTGTCAGCTCCCACTTCTTGAGGTAGTAGTCATAGAGGCGCTTGGTGCGATCCACGTCCGAGCAGGCATACACACCGACTAGGTCACCCGGAGCATAGGCAATGAATGCACCCCATTTCTTCGAGCCAGCACGTACCACGCTATGGTTGATAAGCCATACTTCTACGGCATCACGCTCTTCGGGAGGAAGACCGAGCAACTCTTCGGTTAGCGGCTTGAGTGCTAGCTCGCCGTGGGGGTTGTCGATGAAGGCCATAACCATTGTGCATTCGGCTTTGTGCCACGGTATCGGGATGCCCCATACTTCTTCCACAATGGAGCAGTCGAACATGGCATTATGGCAGATGAACTTGTCACACCGAGCAAGAAGGAGCTTGAAGCGCTCAATCACCTCTATCT